AATAATATTTGTATACCAGAAGGTGTTGTGCATATTATAGATGATATTAAGAACTCACAGAAAGATGTGAATGGTAATATAGTTAGTTTAAATAATAAATATTTTGCTGACATGTTTATTGATTGCACAGGCTTTCAATCTTTATTGTTAGGTCATATGATGGGAGTTAAGTTTAATAGTTATAACGATCTACTTCCAAACGATAGAGCGATAGCAACTAGAATACCTTATACAGATAAAGAAAAAGAATTAGAACCTTTTACAACTTGCACAGCTATTGAAAATGGTTGGGTATGGAGAATACCTAGTTGGGAAAGAATTGGTACAGGATATGTTTATAGTTCTAAATATGTATCTGATGAGCAAGCCTTAAAAGAATTTCAAGGTTCAGTTCAACACGAAACTGCTTTTGATATGAAGCAACACGATCTTGATTATAAATACATTAAAATGAGAATTGGTATACACGATGAGATATTTCATAAAAACGTAGTAGCGATAGGATTGTCTGCTGGTTTTATTGAGCCATTAGAAAGTAATGGTCTATTTACTGTACACCAGTTTTTATTATATCTAGCTAGAATCCTACACAAAGAAGATCTAAATCAATTTGATAAAGATGGATATAATTTAAAATGCACTAATGAGTTTAATACTTTTGCAGAGTTTGTAGCTATGCATTATTATTTATCACAAAGAGATGACACTCCGTATTGGAAAGACTTAACATCTAAATCAGTAGAAAAACTAAAAAAGAAAGACTGGGGCGATATAGATTTATTATTACGTTTAAAAATGGATAATGAATTTAGTGATACACTTGGTCTACATTGTGTGGCTACAGGATTGCATCAATCACCAATTGACCCTACAGAAATATGTTTGAGAAACAGAGTCACTAACTATGAAGAATGGTTTAATGAACATGCTAAAACAGCATGCTCTGCTAGAGATTTGATGGTTCAAGGTTGGAAACATTCTGCTAAAAAGAAACCTAAACTCATTGATGTATTAACTGAAATACATGAAGGCTCTTAATTTTTTAAAAGAAAAAACAAAAGGTATAGCTCACAACGATCAAGAGTTTTACGAACATTGCCATAACGTTTATAAGATACTTAAACAATTAGGTCAAAATGAAGATGTATGTTTAGCTGGTTTATATCATTCTATTTATGATACAGACGCTTATAAATTAGCTATTGACATTGATAGAAAAGAAGTTGTTGAACAAATAGGAAAAACAGCTGAAGACTTAGTCTGGTCCTTTTGTCAATTGGATGACAAAGAAAACTATTTGTTAAAAGAATATCCTAAGCACAAAGATCTATTTTATATTTCTTATGCCAATATGCTGGAACAAAGAGACAGGCTCCAGGGAACAGATATTGAAACTATGATTGCTAAATATGAACACAAAATTTTATAACCTATTTGCAATAAGTGTAATGACTACTGAGATACCTGTAGATCAAGGTTGGATAGATTATGCAGAAAAACAGAAGTACGAACGTATGAAAAACAACACTGGTTTTGTTAGTACTAATCTTAGAGTATTAGATGATCTGTTAGATCTAAGAAAATTTATTACTGAAAAGACTGATCACTACATCAAAGACTATATGCAGTATTTAGTTGATGGTGGGACTTACGTAACTACATCTTGGATAAATAAACATCACAAACTAGATTATGCACCACCACACCGTCACGGTAATTCAATCCTATCCGGAGTCTATTATCTTAAAACCCCTAAAGACTCTGGCGTTATACAATTTCACAAACCAGATGGTATAGAGTATCTTAGCCCTACGTTTAATTTTATACCTAAAGAAAGTTATACCTATAATTGTGATTATTATTCGTTTGTACCCAAAGAAGGAATGCTTATAATATTCCCGTCTTTTTTAAAACATTTAGTGACATCTTCTCAAGCACACGATATAAGATACTCGATAGCCTTTAATACCTTTATAAAAGGTAGCTTTGGTGACGATGTAAACTTTATTGAATTGGCCTAAAAAACGTATATAATATAAGCCTATGTTACAGAAACTAAACTTTAAACCAGGATTCAACAAACAAGCTACAGACTCAGGTGCAGAAGGACAGTGGGTAGACGGCGATTTTGTTAGATTTAGATATGGATTACCTGAAAAAATAGGTGGCTGGGAACAACTTACTGTAGCAAATGAAACTATACCAGGAGCAGCTAGAGCTCAACATGCATTTACCAGCTTTCAAAGTGAAAAGTATGTGGCCATAGGATCGTCTCAAGGACTATTCTTATACTACGATGAACAACTTTACGATATAACTCCATTAGATACAGCCATTACAGGAGCAACATTTGATACTCAGAATACCAGTCAAACTGTAACTGTTAACAAAACTGCTCACAATTTAGCAGCAGGGAGATATGTTACTTTTACTTCTGTAACACCACCGACTGGATTTTCTGATGCTACTGTTTTTACAACAGGTGCTTTTGAAATTAGAAATGTTACAGCCAATACTTTTGAAATAACTGTAGGCACGCCATCAAGCGGAACGGCAACCGGAACTGGAGCGGGGACTATTAATCCATACGTAGTAGTTGGTCCTACGTTTCAAACAGCTGGTTATGGTTGGGGTACATATCTTTGGGGTGATTCTACTTGGGGCACAGCTAGAACTGTAAGTAACGTAATTCTAGATCCAGGCAACTGGAGCCTTGATAACTTTGGAGAAGTATTAGTTGCAACTATATTTAATGGTGAGACTTTTACCTGGGATGCTGGTGCTACAAATCCAAGAACTGTAAGAGCATCTAAAACTACTACTAATTTTCAAACTACAAATAATCCTACAGCTACCAGAGTAACTCTAGTATCTGATAGAGATAGACACTTATTTCATTTTGGAACTGAAACAACTATCGGAGATACAACTACTCAGGATCCGATGTTTGTAAGATTTTCTAATCAAGAAGACTTAAACACTTACGCACCAACAGCAACCAATACAGCCGGAACCTTTAGACTGGATACAGGAAACAAGATTGTAGCTGCTATTCAAGGTAAAGATTATGTTTTCTGTATAACGGATCAAGCAGCTTATGTAATTCAATTCGTTGGTCCACCATTTACTTTCTCTGTAAGACAAGTTGGTACAAACTGTGGATGCATAGGACAGAACGCTGTTTCGTATGCTAATGGAGCTGTATATTGGATGTCGGCCGAAGGAGGATTTTTTGTATTTGATGGAACAGTAAAATCATTACCTTGTTTTGTTGAAGACTTTGTATTTAGTACAGATGGAGATAATCTAGGTATTCAATACGATGCTGGTGATATTGTGTATTCATCACCAAATGCTTTGTACACAGAAATTAACTGGTTCTATCCTAAGAGTGGATCAGATCAAATTGATAGATGTGTGACCTATAACTATTCTGAAGGAGTATTTACAACTTCATCTTTAGACAGATCAAGTTATCAAGATCAAGGTGTGTATAGTGTTCCATATGCTACTGATTACGATAAAACAGCTACCCCTGTATTCTCTCCTATTCAAGGACTTACGTCTTTACATGGAGCATCTATTTACTATGCTCATGAGGTAGGAGATGACCAAGTTAATAGCACTGGCACTACATCAATCGATGCGTTTATTAAGTCTGGAGATTGGGATATTACATCTAGACGAAGCCCACTAGGACAGATGACTGGTGTAGCAGACTATAGAGGAGATGGAGAGTTTTTTATGTCAGTCAAAAGATTTATACCAGACTTTAAATATCTACGTGGTAATTCTACGGTTACATTATTTTTAAATGATTATCCTGATAATACAGCTGTCAGTTCACCACTTGGACCCTTTACAATCACAGCAACCACTGATAAGATAGATACTAGAGCTAGAGGCCGTCTTGTTTCTATTCAAATAGCAAACACGTCTACAGGTGAGTCCTGGAGATACGGTACCTTTAGACTTGATGCACAACCAGACGGAAGAAGATAATGGAATTTTTTTTTAATGCAAACACAGGCAGAGTAGAACCAGTTAACCAATCAAGAGGTATAATTAATACTGGAACTGTGTTTGATCAAAACCAACAATTTTTTAACGACTTAGCTCAGGGTAATGTAACAGGCAATAGACTTCCATTGCTTCCAAATACAAATGTTATGTATGGTAGTATTGTACCTAATAATCAACAAGATTTTACTCAATCAATTTTTCCTATGAAGAAACCAGATAAAGGGATTATCTCTATGTTTCCAACAGCTGTAGATCAGTTACAAGGTTTTACAGATGATGCTGGCTTACAGATGGATGAATCTTACGAAGAGTTTCCACAAGAAGAAAAGAAAAAAAGTTTGTTAAATCCAACAGGGATTGGAAAAGGACTAATGAGTTTACTTGGTTTTTTATTTAACCCTGTAGGAGCTGCGATAGGAATGGTTAGCAGAGGTATCATGGGTTCACTACCAAAAGGTAGAGGTTTATTAAGTGATTTTAAAAGCTCAGCTACACTAAAAGATTTCTTCCAAGAAAGAAGAGATAGAAAAGCTAGAGAAGACGCTGCACGAAGAGGTGCGCTAAAAGAATTACAAGGAAGAATTGATTCAGGTCAGTTTGATGGAAGTGGGGCTGAAGATAATAGAGATGCAAGTAAAGCTACAGTATCAGCAGCATCTAAAAGTAAAGGTGTTGGAGTAGGAGGTTATACACAACAAGACTCTGCGAGAGAATCGTATAGAGGTTAGCAATGGCTAAAGTAACGGCGTATATACCGGAGCCTGCACCACAATACGAAGCAGAGAACCAAAGACAGATTATTGAAGCACTAGCTACTATGCAACAACAACTTAATTTTTCTTTTCAACAAGATTTAAAAAACGAACTAGATGCATTTAATTATTTTTTATCATGAGTATATTTTATAAAAATCAAGGTTTTAAACAAGGCGATACAAGCAAAACTACAGTATTAACTTGCCCTGTTGATGGCACAATTATAGTTAAAAGCGTTTATGTTGCAAACAATGATGCATCATCAGGTATTTTAGTAAACATGAATTTAGTAGACTCTTCTGATTCTAGCGCTGAGTATGAATTTTTTAGAGATGAAGTAGGCGCTAAGTCACAAGTAAATGCAACACCACAAGGCTTGAATTTAGAAGCAAGTGATGCTATAACTGTTCAAGCAGCGACAGGAAGTAATAAAATACAAGGCGTAATAAGTTACGCTTTAATAAACAGAGAGAATGAAAACGGATAATATAGTTAAAATAGATTGCACTACGATAACTACGTGGCGTAATACTAGAACAGGTGAAACGTTTAAAGAAAAGAAAGAAGGACCTGATATTGTACAAGATGTTACAGTGCAGGTTTCTCCGAAAGGCTTAGACATAATGCAGAAAGTGATGAATCAAAAAAATGATAAACCAAAGACCTAAAGGCGGAACAGAAATACAATTAGACTATTTGGAAAAATACGTCGATCATAAACTATTATCAGAAGTACAGATATGTACATCGGTGCCAGAGAAGATCCCTCTGCATCCTAAAAAAGTAAATATACTTTGGCAAAAAAATTCTTGGGATCAACAAAATTTATATCCCTGGTTTAAAAATAAAGACAATCATAAAAAATATGATTGGTATGTATTTAATAGTCATTGGAACTATGAAAAGTTTAGAATGATGTTTGACATACCTACACATAAATCAGTTGTAATTAAAAATGGTGTTGACAAAATTATTAAATCAGCTCCGTATGAAAAAGGCAAACCTATACGAATTATACATCAGAACACACCTTGGAGAGGATTGTCTGTATTGTTAGGTGCAATGCAGTTAGTTAAGAATCCTTTGATAACACTAGATGTTTATTCATCTACAGAAATATATGGTCAAGATTTTTATAACGCTAACGATCATAATTACAAAGAACTATACGAACAAGCTAAAAAAATACCTAATGTAAATTACATAGGATACAAACCAAATGGATATATTAAAGATCATTTACATGAATATAATATGTACGTATATCCTAGTATCTTTGAAGAAACATTTTGTATATCTTTATTAGAATGTATGGCTGCAGGTTTGTATTGTATTACAACAAACTATGGAGCTTTGTTTGAAACAGGGGCAGAGTTTCCTATGTATATACCATACGAAAGAGACTACAAAATGCTAGCTCAAAAGTTTGCATACGGTATAGATGCAGCAGCTAATACTTTGCACGAAGAACAAATACACAATCATTTAGAGTGTCAAGCAGCTTATGCACAAGCATATTACGGCTGGAATAAACAAGGCACATCTTGGAAAAGATTTTTACAAGGAGCTATAAATGCTAAAAAGTAATGAACCAATCTGGTTTGATAAACAACCTGCAGATAGCGAAGTAACCACAATAAATATAGGAACACATTCTCCTTATAAAATTATGGTATGTACACCTGTTCATAGCGATGTATCTATGCACTACACTCAAGCTGTATTGAAGTTTCAACAAGACTGTATGCAGAGAAAAATATTAGTTAGTTTTACCTTAATGAAATCCTCTTTAGTTACTCAAGGTAGAAACTTGTGTGTAGCAGAAATGTTAAATCATGCTGATAACTACACACATTTATTATTTATAGACTCAGATATAGACTTTCAATCCAAAACTATATTTACAATGTTAGACAAAGATAAAGATATAATAGGCTGTCCATATCCTATGAAAACTTTTGATTGGAAAAAGACTTGGAGAAGAATGAAAGAAAAACACAGAGCAATAAATACTCATGATGATCTATCTAAAGCTGGTTATACCTTCCCTCTAAAACTAGAAGATCCACAGTCTGTACATGTATCAGATGGTGTAGCAGAGGTAACTCATGCTCCTACAGGATGTATGTTAATTAAAAGAGAAGTATTAGAGAAGATGATTAAACACTATCCAGAACTAGAGATATTTCAACCAACTATAATCAACGGTGCAGAAGAAAAGAAAGATAATATGTACAATCTTTTTGACACTCTGCATGATCCAGCCACCAAAAGATACTTTGGAGAGGACTTTGGATTCTGTCAAAGATGGTCTGATATGGGTGGTAAAATACACGTATATCTTAAAGATTATATTACACACATAGGTGAATATTCTTATTGTGGTAGATTTTGGGATGACCTATACCAAGGTAGTCAGCCTCTTAAATCTATTGACGATAGTGAAAAAATCAAATAAAGTGTGATATTTCAGGATTAGTACGCCTGCAACAATTTTTTAATTTAGGCAAAATTATGACAATTACAAGAATGCAGGAACCACGACAATTATACGGATTAGGAAGTTTCGTTAAATCAATAGGTAAAGGTTTAAAAAGCGCTGTAAAAGGTGTGTCTAAAGGTATTGGAAGTCTTTTAAAATCTGATGTAGGTAAGGCAGCTTTATTAGCTGGACTAGGCTTTGGAGCTTTTGGAAAGGGACCTTTGGCTTTTGGTAAATTTGGTTTACCAACTCTTGAAGGAGCAAGTCTAAGCTCACTTATACCTAAAGGTTTAAGTGAAAAAGGGGCAGGCACTTTAAAATCATTTGCAGTAGGATCTTTAGGATCAGCTTTATTATCAGTAGCTGAAGGTGGTGGACTAGATACTAGCGATCCAAATGCTGAAGTAGATTTAGATTCATTACAAGGTTATCTATCAAAAGGTTATAAAAACTTAAATCCTAACGCTACAGATGAAGAAGTATTTCAGTTTGTACAAGAAAATACAGCAGAGTATAGAGCAGATGGTGGACGTATAGGTCAAGCTATGGGTTCTGATGAAAAAGTAATGACAGCAGCAGGCATCGAGGGCCTACCAATAAACGTAAACTCGAAAGGTATTAAAGAATTAGATCTAAGAGAAACTGGTGGATTTATACCTCCAGTTGGTATAAAAGAAAAAGCAGACGACATCCCAGCGATGCTTTCAAACAATGAATTTGTATTTACTGCCGATGCTGTAAGAGCAGCTGGTGGTGGTAGCGTAGATAAAGGCGCTCAAATTATGTACGATACAATGAAAAAATTAGAGAGTAAGGTAGTATAATGGCAACAGAAACTATAACACAAATACAAAGACCACCGGAGTTTATAGAAGCAGCCGGCAAAACGTTTTTAGAAGACTTACAGAAAGCCGTTGGTGGTTTTAAAACAGCTGATTTATCACAAACATACGGACCACAATTTGTATCTGGT